CACCTCATCAATTAACTTGTTGACCTCCCGTTCGTAGAGCCCCACGTTGGTCTCGTGCCCCCAGTCGGGTATCCAGCGGTGGGGCAGGCGCGCGAAACTCTTGCGCGTGAAGGGGGTGAACCCATAGGCAATCGCAAAGACCAACTCGGGATCCAGCTCCTTCGCCCTACGCATAACGCGGAGGGCCGTATGAAGCCCACGGTCCGGGCTTGAACAATAGACCACCTGTTTTGGATTTTTGGGGGCGCTGCCTTGGAGGGCCCATTCAATTGCGTTGTTGGCGACCCAGACGGACTCGGCGTCCAGCTTGTCCCGGACGGGGCCCGCGTGGTACTCGGACTGGAATTGCACCTCGTCGACGAGGGCGAGCACCCGATCATCGTAGGTGCGGGGGTCCTGAATGTCGTGGTTCCAGATCACCCGCTTTCGGAACCGCCCCTCCATGGCCACCGCCCGGGCGCTACGCCAGGCCACGAAGACGTCCCTGGGGACCTTCTCGTCGAACTCAGACCAGTGGCACCAGCGGACCCCGGTCTCCTTGTCAACCCCGCGACGAGGGTGGGGGACCTTGGCGTACACGGTCACGTTCCAGTGTCCGCGCGATTGGAGGGCCTCGGCTACGAGGATCACCATCTTCTCGCTGCCCCCGATCCCGGTCTCTCTGTTGTCTGGCCCCCACTCCTCAGGGGTCTCACCGCAGAAAATGGCCAGGGCCGGCCGAGGCTCACGGGGGTCGGGGTCCTCCCGGCGGTTCAACCCCATCTCTTCAATTTCCGGGGGGACGTAATTGAACTCAGCGCATAGTTCGCGGGCGACTCGTTTGGCGTTCGGTCCACCGTGGCTGAACTGTTGGAGGAGGAAGGCGAGGGAGTCGCGCATCTTATGCGCACCCCAGATCGATTTGAGATCCGCGGCGAGGGCCTTAGAGTCCTCATGGCCCGGGCGAGCGGCAATAGCGCGGTTGGCAAGTTCACAAGCAAGCGTAGAGTTATTGAGTTCTTTGGCGCTATAGGCAGCCAGAACATGCGGATGGTAACTAATCTGTGTGGGGTCGTGGCTGAAGACTTGGGTCGCCGGTAGTTTCTTGGGGTAGCCGAGCTGGTACCACTGAATGGCCTCGAAATGACGCTCAAGCAGGGTGTAGCAGCGGGAGACCCCGTAGTAGCCCCGGGGGTCCCCAGGATCAAGGTCCACACATCTGTAGTAGAGGTCCAGGGCCTCCAGGGGGCGACGTACTTCGGGGTCCAAGTTCATCGATGCCTGATAGTAGAGGGCGGCATACCGGTCGTCTTTGCTGCCCGAGACGCGGTCGAAGCTCCGATAGTAGTCCGTGGATTCCTTGAAAAGGCGCAACCCACGGGCCGCGTTGCCCAGATAGAAGAGAGTCCGTGGGTCCCCCCCACCCGGCTGACGTCGCGCGCCCCCAATGGACTCAAGCTCCTTTCGGAGGATGACGTAGTTGCGAAAGTCGGAGACCCCAGGGGGCTTGCGGGCGTCAGTGTGGACAATGCGGGCATCCCCGTCCTCTATGAATCCTACAGGGAGGGCTGGGTCCGCAGTGGGGATAGCGGTTTCGTGACAGCGGCCCTTCCAGACGTGTCGGTCTCGGAAGAAGAAGCGCTCCCGTCGGAGGAGGGTAGTCACGGAGCCGTCGCTGTCGAAGGTGTATTCGTAGTTGAGAAAGATCGAGTCGACACGCGCGCCCTCGAGCGCCATGAGCTCGTCCACTTTGTCCCGGAGGGCCGGTAGATCTTCGCCCTTGAGGACGTCATCGGAGTCGAGCCAGAAGATTACAGGGTGCTTCGCCGCCTGTCGGGTGATCTCACGCGCGCCCGCAAAGTCGAGGATTCCGAAGGGATCCTTGTAGTGCTCGTGGAACCGCGGCCAGAGACTCTCGGGGAGCCAGCGCTCGACATAGGGGGTGAAGTCCTCGGTGAGGTCCGGCCGATGGATGTACTGGTCGACCCGCTCCTTCAAGGCGGGGCTGGGTTCGGCGCTGTTGTCAAGGACCACCCATTCGTCTCCCTCTCGGAAAACTGGCGCGCAAGATTCGATGGCCTTGAGGGCCCCTTCGGGGACATTCTTGGTGATCAATGTAAAGCTGACTGGCGGCATGGCGGCGATGGTGTCCTTATGCTTTCAGGGTGAATCCCAGTAGGTTGACATTCCCGGTGTTGGAGCCGGTCCCGGGGGAAAGGAAGGCCGAGACGGTGTCCCCCGCACCACAGGCAAACGGGGAAGTGAAGGCGTACTCGAAGCGGTAGGGGGGTTCGGTGACATGGGAGCGCATGACGAAGATCTCGGAGGTCCCACTGAAGACACGTAGAGCTCCCGACTGGACTCGAGTGTAGCAGGCATAAATACCTGTGATGTAGTGGGCGCGGCCGCCCTCCGCAGGGCGGAAAGCCGAAGCGGTGGCATCAACGGCCTCCCCAGAAGAGTTCCAACTGGTTGGGGAGGCGCCCCGCAGGAGGATGTTCACAATCTGTTTTTCAAGGCCGGAGCTCATGGTTACCTTTTATCGATGTTTGCGGGGACAAGGTCGGGGAACTCACTGAATAGGATCTTGATGTCTTCGTCGTCAATAGCGAACTTGTCGATGCGCGCCCGTAGGTGCCAGAAGAGGTCCGAGGGAATTCGAACTTTGACAAACCCACAGTCATTCTTCCAACCCCCCGTTTTGGTATTGTACTGGAGCTTCTTCTGTTCCCTCATGAAACGCCCCACCTCATCGGCCGCAGTAGGGTTCGTGGAGATCCAGTGGTTGACAACGGTTCGTATTTGCTGGCGTCGGGCCTTGCCCGACTCAAGAATGATCAGGGCCACAGCCTACTAACTCCTGGGTAAGTGGGTGGCGGGTAGGAGGGGGGGACATCTTCATCGTCTTCGTCGGGGTCGTCGTTGGTGTGGGAACATAGTCGGGGTTTTTGATGAAGCGGAGGGCGTGGTAAGCCCAACCTCGGTGTGTAGACCTTGCCTCTTGGGCAGCCAGGGCGATCTCCGCCTCTTCGCGTTTGCATGTCAAATAGGGTAGTAGCGCTCGTAGGACCTTAGCTGCTGAATCGCTGGACCAATTGGCCTGGTGCCCCCCGCTCTTTCCCAAGTAGTAGACCGACCCACAGCCTAAAAACTCGACAACCTGATCCAGGACCCGCCTCTTCTTCTGAGCCAAGGCCACCCGAAGACAATAGCTTGGAGCGCGGTGAGGACGCCGCCGGTCCTCGGAGAACCGGACACAACCCTCACCGTCGAAGAAACCCGCAATATAGGACAAATCCACAACAACTCCTGGCGGAAAAGGTTGGGCCCCCAGCGGATGCCGGGGGCCGGAGGGTTTACTGCTGGGTGATGTGGGCAACAAGCCCGGTCGCACCACCAACTGCCTTGTCGGTCTTGAAGATCAGGCCCACGTCGGCCTGGATCTGGTAGCGATCCCTGAAGCCATCGCGCGGGAGCTGCTCGAGGGTCGGCGGCTGCAGCCAACCCTTCTTGAAGAACGACGGGTCGATGAAGATGATCGAGTTTCCCGCCGTGGTCTTAGAGGTCGACTTGAGCTGATCGCGGCTATAGTGGATGAAGACATCCCCGAAATCACTCGAGTGCTGTTCGACCTGGAGGACCTGCATCTTCTCGGAGGCGTTGACGTTACGGGTTACCCGCGTCGAGTACTCAGAGATTGTCCTCTTAAGGTACGAATTGACGTATGCCTGGGACGGATTGAAGTCGAAGTTGTTATCCGCCCACACCTGCAGGAGGTCAATGAACACCTCCTCAGTCATCGTGGTCCCAGAGCTGTCGGTCAGCGTCGTCGAGGTCGCGATGTTCAGCATCCCGGCCGTCTGACGGACTACATCGGTTTCGCCGGAGGCAGCCGAGCCGCGGTGGAAAGCGTGCTCTACGTCATTGAGCAACTGCTCGAGGGACTTCCTCGACTGGTAGACAAAGGGGTCCTCGTTATAGTGGCCAACCCGACGCTGGGTATCCGACACAATGCCCCACTCTCCAAAGAGCTGGGTATGTGCGAACAGGCGAACAGCCTGAGTCAGGTTAGGGTCAGTCGCCGTGGCGCCCTCGAGCACAGCGTTGAACCCACGAGAACGAAGGGTGTCCTCGAGAGACTCAACGAAAGTATTCGTGACCGGCATACTCTCGAGGTTCGAGAGCAGCGGCCGGTCCTTGGCAATGAGGTTGGTCACCTCGGACATCACCAGCTCGCGGATGGTGCCGCCCTGGGGGCGTCCGCCAGAGGTGAATTCGTCGAACGTTAGAAGGGTTCCCATTTCATTCCTGTTTTGAAAGGGCCTCCATCATCTTAAGCTTGATGTAGTTGGCTTCCTCTGCAGGCGACCACCCGCGCTCGGCACCCTGGGTTGAGAGCTGACCAACCAGCTCCTTGGCCTTATCGGTGTCGTTCGCGGTGAGCTGCGAGGGGCCACGAGGCCCGGTCACAGTGGCGGCGCGCTTGTTCTGCACCTCGGTCTTCGAGGCACGGCGTGCGGACGAGACGATCCCCTGGGCCGCCGCGATTGCGATGGCTGGGCCGTTGGGGAGGGACTGGAGGCCGGGGTCGTTGTCCCAAATCTGCGCGAAGGTCCTGAACTCCTCCGAATTAACATCGTTGAGTTCGGGAATCCCCTGCGCCACCGCTTTGAAGCTCCTGTCTTGCTCGGCGCGCAATGCGGTCTGTCGCGCGTTGTTCTCCCGCTCTTGGTGGATCGGCGCAAGGGCCTGGCTCACCGCCTGCTGAACAATATTCGCAAGAGCCTGTGGGTCGACTTGGCCCGCCTTGGGCTTGGACGATGTCGAAGAGAATAGACCCTCGAAGGGGTCTGCGCTCACCGATCCCTGCTTGAGGCGGGTAACCTCCTGAGAAAGCTGCTGGATCTGCTGGTTGAGTTCTTCGTTCTGCTTGGTGGCGTCATTGGCGGCGCGCTCGGCGTCGTTACGGCGGCGGACCAGAGAATTGATGCGGTCCTGAATACCCTTCTCACCCTCCTGCACTTCGGGGGCTTCGGGCTGTGGCGTATCGTTGGCGGGCTCTGACATTAGCGCTCCTCAAAGGGATTTGGGTGGTCTACCGCAGCGGCAAGTACCTGGAAACGACGGCGAATAACGTCCACCCAGTTCAACATCTGGGCGTCTACCATGTTGGGCTCGCGCCGCATGGAGTGAATGGCATCGTCGTCAATGGACTCTAAGAGCTCGACAACAATGGGCCACCCCTGTGAGGTAAAGAGGGCCAGGGTGCGGGCGTGACGCTCATTCTTGTTCATATAAAGGACGGGGGTTCCTGGTCGAGCTGGCTGGCCCCAAGTTGGGCGGCCTGCATAATGGTCTGGGCGGCCGCTGACTCCTCTCCACTCCGTATGATTGTGTCTGCGATCTTGCTGTCAAGGAGCTGCAGCCACATCCTGACGAGTTCTCCAATGTCAAACCGGCCCGATGCCGCTACCGCGGGCGACATGATGACCGCCATGGCCTGCTGAATATTGGAGAGCTGAAACTGCCGGTTGGTGTTGGCGGGGGTCCCGGAAGCGCGAACATCGAAGTTCTTGCCAATGTCGGCCTTGCGCACCGGGATAGGAAAATCCTGGCCCCGCATCCGGACGAAGAGCTCATCCTGCCCGTATTCGAGATAGAGGTTCCAGACCTTGGTGATGCTGCGGGAAAAGGCTGTCTGGAAGAGCTTGGCGTCCAACCCGAAGATCGAGGAGGACACAGCCTGGATAGCGTTTACCTCAGCGGCGGTTCGTCGCTCACGGGACTGTTGGAGAGAAGTAAGGGTGGCGTCGAAGACCCCGATGTAGGTCTCAGCCTGACGTTGGTTAGCTTGCTCTTCCCGGATGAGCTCAGCGAGAATTCGCAGGTCATGGACCACTGGTTGGAGGTCGTTGACGTCTTGGAGTGTAACCACTCCGCCAGGTCGCCATGGGATAGTATTCTCTGTAGAGTTGCCCCCAGCTCGGCGCTTAAATACTGGGGCAAGGAGAATCTGACTGGCATTAAGTCTGGCATTGTGGAACTCGTTTTGAATCTTCTGAAAGGTGGCCAGCATCTCCGACATGCCCCGGGAGTCGAGGGGGTGGTCGGCATCCCCGGAGAAGACGAAGGTGGTGATCGGCCAGGTGTCGAAAGGGTAGGGGTAGTTGAAGAGCGCCAGGACAGCACGGGCGTCAGGGGCGTACCAGAGAACGCAGCGCTCAAGAAGACCGTCGCCATTGAGGTCTATCTTAGCGTAGAGCTCCCACACCCGGATTCGCTTCCGTTGGGACTGCTCAGTGGTGCGCTTGCGGCGCCGGAGAAAATCCTCAATGTCCTCGCGGAGGCTGTCTTCGGTGCTCGATTTGGCCTTGCTGGAATTTTCGTGGCGCTTGGCCGCAACCGCGGCGGCATCCTTCTCGAAGACGCCGTCGCGAGCGCGCTTGAGAACCTCGTCAATCGTCATGTCATGGAGGACGCAGAAGAACTCGGCGTCCTCGGGGGACTCGTCAACAGGCCAGACACAACGGACGGGATCAACGGCGAGCCAAGCGGGGAGGTCTCGCTCGGTCTCATGAGAGACCACCTTAACGAAGGGGGCCCCCTGCAGTAGGGCCTCAACCGCGTGCTGGAGCATCGGGCCCTCCTCGGGGCCCTGGGGGTCGAGGTCAAAATGAGAGACGAGGACGCTGGAAACTATCTGTTCAGGAGATGGACGCTCCTGTCCCTGCTGTTGAGCGGCCTGCTGCTGGGCGAGGACGAACTCCTCAACCCCGCCCGGGAAGAGCGCCTCGGCCTCTACCACGCGGCATTGGTAGCGGGTCTTGTAGTCCCACCCCTCGCGCGCGAAAGCCAGGCCACGATGGGCGATGAGGTCCGCGAGCCTGACGATCTGGGGGGCCGTCGCCATGCGATCGAGGAAGAGGCTGGTTAGAAACTCCTCGGCCTGGCGCGCCACCTCGAGGTCCCCGGCCTCCTGCGGCTCCATTGCCACAACGGGGGCCGCATCGAGAATGAGGCTGGCAATGCCGGGGCGCCAACGGCGGATGATCCCATCGATGAGGGGGATATGGAGATTGGCCGCCCCCCGCCAGGGGAGCTTGCGCGCCTTGGTGTGGCCGTAGCGCAGCTCGGTTAGCTTGCGCTGCTTCTGCAGCCACGGGAGCATGTCCCTTTCTGCTTCCTCGACGTGCTGCGCGAGCTCCTCGACATCCTTGCGGAGATCTGGCGTCGGACGGGCGCGAAGGACCTCAAGGGCTACGGGGTTGGAGCGTGAGACTGCCACAGTTGTGGTGCCGTTTCGTTAAGGTAGGGCTTCAGAGGAGGGCGGCTCTCAATGAAATGCATCGAGTGTCCATCGACCCGGCCGGCGGCTTTGGACTCCTGCCAGGCAAGGTCACGGTCTGTCTGGGTGAGATACCCATAGTTCAGGAGGGGCCAGTGTAGGGCAGCCCGGCGGGAGCTCCGCGACACCTTTAGGGGGGCGCCAACTACGAATCGTTCGTCGAAGTCGTCTCCGGGGTAACAGCGGAACATGACAGGTGACATGTGGGAGAGCATACCTGCATGGTAGGTGTTCGGGTCATCCCAGAAAAAGAGCGACAGGGCCTCATAACGATCGGCTTTCAGATCGAGTAGATGCCCGCGCGTCTCGCGGAGGCCCTCTTCTGAAAAAAGCCAGTCATCGTCCCACAGGATACAAGCCTGGACCGGTAGGTGGGACAGGAGTCGTTCGTACTGGATCCTGAGGTTGGCCATCCATTGCTCGCCGTGCTCAGCGGAGAGGATGGGGAGTACCGGTTGGTCACAGTGAAAGGTGACAGTACGGGGGAGGCCCTGAAGCGCCTTGTTAAGGGCGGTTGTGACTTTGGCTGTTGGTCGATCGAGGCTGATCTCTACATGGACCTTGCGTCCTTTGGCCAACTTGCGGATCTGATGGAATATGCGCCCGATGAAGCGGTGGCGGCGGTGGAGCCGTAGGAGAATGCCGAGGCGGCGGATCGGGAATTCAGACATGGGCGGCTACATCCTCACAGTAGGACAACTCGTCTCGGCCAAACCGCTCGGCGAAGATGGTCTTGTAGGCTCGGGGTTGGGTGGCGATCCAACGGGAGATCTCCTTGTTGACCATATTCTGGACGTCACCCGCGGTCAACTTGCCGCAGTTGAGTGGGGTCTGGGGCGGGTCGTTGTAATGCCGACTCCAGAAAAGGTGAGTCCCATAGGCATAATCGAGAAAAATCGCCCGTTCACTACCAGCAAAGTAGAAGAAGCGTCCACCATGATGGCGGATCTGGAGGGGTAGTTGGCAACAGGGGTCGGGGTCCCCGGCGAAGCTAAGTCGTTTGGGGGCCTTCTCCTTGTTGATGCCTACAAACCACCCGCCAGCGAGGTTAGGATAGCGAAACAGCTGGCCGATGACTCCTCTACTCGCGTATTGCACCCCCCAAGCAGTGGCCTTCTTTGCCATAGAGGCGCGGTACCAATCCTCGTCTTCCAGATTAGGTAAGAAGTCGGCCTCTGTGAAGACAACTATCGCGTTATCAAACTCCGCCTCCTCCTGCCACATTGCCTGAAAGCTTTGCGCGTGAGAAAGGCGCGCACCGGCATTGTGGAAGACACGGACCCCAACCCAGGGGGCGAGGAACTCGGCGGCAGCGTCCCAGCAAGCGTATAGGCGCTCATGGATCGGGCCCTCGAAGGCCCGGGTGTAGCGGATTACGACATTGGGGGACGGCATGACTATCGAGCTCCTACGACCTTACCTCGCTGATAGGCACCGTAGCCAGCAGCAATTCCAGCCGTCAGGCCGGCGAGGACGTAGGTGATAAGATCCCCAACACTGGCGAAAGGCGTGGGATCCTCCCTGATGGCCACGACCGCAGAGTCACGGGCGGCGGCGGCGCCCTCGGTGAGGCTTTCGCGCAAGCCGGCACAGCCAACGAAGGCCAGTAGGCCAAACAACGCGAGTACCCTCAGATACTGTTTGAGTTCCATTCTTCGAGCTCCTGGGCGGAAATGTAGGATAGGTCGGTGCCTGCGGGAAGGGGGCGGTCGTAGAGGACCAGGTATCGCAGGTTGTCGCAGAAGTCCTTGTAGCTCTCGAGCAGCTTCTCAGGCAGGACATCCGGGTCCTTCGAGCCCGGGGGGATGAAGTTTCTCATGGCGAGGGTGTTCATCGTATTGACACAGTGGTTAAACACCCGAAGCTTCGGCCGGTTGAGAACGCCAATGGGAGAGCTGCGGTCCCACCGTAACAGTTCGCGAATCTCGTTGATGCCGGTCTCCTCGCGCTCGGTGCCCCGGAGGCGGCAGTCAAAATAGAGGCCGAACTTCGAAAAGTCTTCTTGGATGGATGTGTGGATCTCTCCTTTCATTCGGTGCTCTGCCCTTCCGAAGCGCGGGTCGAGTACGCGGAAGTCAATGCGCTCGCCGCCCTCGAGGTTTCGGATGACTGTGGCGTAGTCGCGGACAGTGAGGGTGCTCGAGCGGATTTTGTGGTGCTCGGCCTCGGGGTACTCGCGATAGACGACTACTTCGCCCTGTGGACCGAAGGCCGCCCAGGTCATGGCAAAGGGTCTACGATGTGCAGGGTCGACAGAAAGCCCACGAACCCAGTCTGACGGTATTTGGTGGGGCGCAATGACGTGGGCCGCGGGGTCGAACTGCGGAAAGGCCCGATGGGTGAGGAAGGACCACGCGCCGGCTGTTCGGGCCTGGGCCTCGTCCTCAGTGAATCCTCCACCCTCGACAAACTCGCGGACCGCCTCACGCGACAGGTGGGGGTTGTCATAGATGGAGACCTGGACAAAGGCAACGTCGGGGCGCTGCGTGGCAATGAATTGCTCATAGACGAAAGGGGCGTTCGGGCCGATGGGCGTCATGGCGAAGAGGACCGGCCCGTGATAATCGGTGAGGCCGCGCCAGATAGGGGCAAAGTGACTGCGTGGAAGCGGCTCGTCGAAGAGGGCGGCGTCCACGGAGAACGCCTCGAACATCATGGTGCTCTGTTCGGCACTCCCGAAGTGGAAAATCGAGCCGTTGGGGAGGGTCACCCGGACGGGCACGGTCTGTACACGGTGGACGTTGAGTCCAGCACTGCGAACGGCCTGCGGGAGGAAGTCCTCTATTTTCGGCCACAGAGTCTGCCCGATCCCCCGCGCCATTGAGAGGCCGGTCACGATCAGGGTTTCGGTGGGGAAACGCATGGGGAGGCCGTCCGCCCGCCGAATCCAGTGCTTGACATCTACTTCGCTCCTGGGTGGATAGTCCCCCTCCGCAGTCAACTGGAGATCGGGAACCTCCCAGGGGTGGTAGCCGTATGCCAAGGCGATCGCTCGGGCGGCCAGGATGGTGGACTTGCCCGAGCGGTTTCCCCCGCCCACAACCACAATGCGCTTTTCGCGGGTCTTCTCGAAGGCGATCTCCTGCTTCGGGTGGGGGGCCCAGTGGAGCAACGGGGCCTGGCGAGTGCGCCTCCGTTTCTCCTCAAGGGCAATCAGTAGCTGGAGTTTCTTCTCGCGAGGGTTCACGCTTTCGACTCTTCTCCTCCCCCAACTGTCCTATAGGTCTTGATCAGAGTGTCCAGCTCATCGTTATTCAACTTCCGGGGGTCATAGGCCAAAGTGACGTTCACGCTCTGATGGCGTTCTACCATCTGGCCATACCGAGAGTAGAGCAGCTTGGCAGCATTCACATCCCCCGTGAGCGCGCGCTTGAGCATGGCAGCGTCGATCGCCCCCAGCCGCTGGCTGATGGCCCGGTGAACCTGTTTAAACGCCCAGGCGCAGGCCACCGGCTCGCGCATGGCAGAGCCGACGGTTTGTGGGCTGCAGCCGACGTGCTCTGCAATCTCCTTGTAAGTGACCGCCCCCTCGAGCAAGGCCTCGGCGACCTGCACCATAAACTCTGTGGGGACGTAGGCCCGGAGATCCTCCTCGTCCGCAATCAGCGACCGCTCGGCGATCCGGGCCAGAGAGGGCGAGAGTTTCTGTTTGGTAGACGGCCGCTCCTCGCGTTCCCCCGTGGGCAGCGGGGTGGGGGGGCGGCGCTTCTTTGAGGGCTTGCGGGCAGAGATTGAAATCGGTCACTTCTTCTTGCGTTTGGCGGGCTTACGGCTAAAATTAGGGAAGCGAATCTCGGAGACCCGCCCCCCGCGGAGATTCAGCATAAGGGCCTTGTTGTGGCGCGGCAGGAAGTGGAGAATTAGGAGTGCCTCGATTCGTACTCTCTCAGCGAGGTCCCCGATTGGGGTGGCGGCCACCCGGGCGATTTGTGGGCCCCAGGGTTGATGGGTCCGGTGGTTGGCGACTCTCCCGCGGATATCCTGCGATTGACCAAGGTATAGCAGAGCATCTTCTGCGTCATATAAGGCGTAGATCCCTGCAGGGCAGAGCGGGGACAGATCGTCAAGGGGGTGTAGGTCGGGAAACCGTACCTCCATACATAGGGTGGTGCTTTTTCCCCGCTTGGACTCTGGAATTATGCCCAAAAAACTGACACCTTTTCCGCGCGACCCTGAGAGATTCAAGAACCTGGCCGCCCCGGCGGATGGTAGAATCGAGTGGGTTGACTTGAAAGACTGGCTCGACGCCTGGCCCGACCGGGCCGCCGTAAGGGCCCTGTGGCTGACCACAAACGGACACAGCCATAGAGAAGCAACCAAGGAGGAAGGAATAGGCGCCGACCGCCTGAGCCACCTCATCCAGGCCCTGCGCACGGAATTTGCGGGGGGATAGCCCGAAAGGAGCAACCTATGGACCACAAGCACTACATCGGCCCCGAGTGGCCGTTCGGCCCCGGCAGCCAGGACCGCCCCTGGCCAAAGACCCCCAGCCCGCGCCCCCCGGTGGGAGGGTGGTTGGTTCCCCTCGTCTACCTCCTCCCCCTCACCACAGGGGTTGGCATCCCGGTCGGGATCGCGGCCACCTTCATCTGGCCCGAGGCCCTGGGCTACGCCGCCGGCCTGGCGATGGTCAGCGTCGTGGTCTCGATGGCCGCCGGGATGGTGTCGCTGGTGAAGTCATGAGGCGGCTGCCCCTGTGGCTCCTGATAGGCCGCATTTGGGTCGACTCGGAGGGCCACCTCCGCTACAGCCTCTCCTTCGGCGACCGCTCGGCCGCTCGGGCCGCGCAAAAGACCTTGGGGTTTGGGTCGGTCCAGAAGGGACGCCTGGTGGTGACGGGGCCCCGGGTGGTCGACGCCCTGGCTGCGGCCGGGGCCCCCCGTGAGGTTGTGGACTGCGCCGCCCGGTGTACAGAGACCCGGCGACTCGGGCGGGGGGGCTTCGATTGCTCCTTCTGGAATACGGAGTTAGAGCAGGCGGTCCGGTCCTCGAAGACTGCTTAGGCGAACGCACCGTTTTTGGGTTGGGAGCACTCGCACCCATACCTATACGAGCAGAGCGCCCCCCTCCCCCCGTCCAACTTTTTGACACGCAACCCCCGTGCCGGCGTAACTCGAGGCGTGCCCGTGGGTTACAACGGGCACGACAGTTGCTCGCACGCGCGAGACGCCCACGGGATATCGTATCCCGCGGTCCCACGGCACTACTGTTACAAGTTGTAACTCTCAGGCCCATAAGGCGTTGTGAGATCACTGCAATTATTAGTGTGACAATAGTTGATATGTCAACTATTGCCGGGTGCAACGATTCTCACGTCGGCATGTGGGCGGGAGAGCCGACCTATCGGACCAACGCTACGTCCTCGAGGGGGGGCGGCCAAATCAGCCGCAAAATGTCACCGTTGACACGTAGAGTCGACAATCTGTGGTATTATCGCCCAGGCCGAAAACGCTAAGTACGATTGGCGCCTCACTCCCCCGGTTTGGCACGGTAGCTGCAAGGGCATATCCCGTGGTCGCAACGGTGCGGCCGACACGACCTAACCCACGCAGAGGAGACCACCATGGAACTGATCGGGATACTCGTCATAGGCGCCTTCTTCTGGGCCGCCGGCGCGCACAGCTACAGGGAGCATTGCGAGGAAGAACGCGCGTTCCGAGAGCAGTTGCGCCGCGTCAACCGCGGCCGCACCCACTAATTCACTCGCTGGTCGGCCCGAGCCATGCGGCCGACCCCAACCATCAGGGGTAACTGTTCAACCCGCGCCATGCACCCGGCGCAGAAAGGACCACCATGACCGACATGCAGAGAACCCGCCGCCTCGCCGAGTACGAGCGCGCCGCGCGCCGGCTTGCCGGTGCTCTGGCGACGCTGTACGCTGCCGGTGACCCCCCGACCAAGTCTCTGATCGATCAGCTCTACGGCCGCCTCCAGGGCTTACCCGGCGAGCTCGTATCCGCCGAGGACACGGAGCCCGGCAAGCTGCAGGTGGTATCATGACACCTGAGATAGCCGTCACCCTGACATGGGCTCTGCGCGCCAGTCTCGAGGACGTACGGGCGGTGTTGGCGTGCGCCGGTCTCGAGGATTTCACCGAAGAAC